GTAAGTATGGTAAATCAAGAGCAATGGTTGCACTAACTCCTGCCAAGTATTCGGGTGTGTCCTCCGTAAAGAAGTCAAGCGTTACCGCATCTTGTAAAACAAAATCAAAATCGTTGTAATGAAGTTGTGCAATTATATCTTCTGCCGTGAGTAACTGGTCAGATAAAACCTCTTGCTCATTTGATTGCTCGGGAAGTACCCTATCGCAAAAAAACAAGGTGAAGTTTAATGTTGAGGTCTTGCCATTGATAGATGCACCCGTTATGTCAAAAAAGAAAGCAGGATAGGTATTGTCTGCACCTCTACTCAAAAAATCAAAAGCGTTGCCGTAATACGTTGTCTTGATTTGTTGGTGTGCATTTCCCAAGTCCTCTATTGTCTTTATGATTTGGTTTAGGGTCATCCTTTTTTATTTTTTCAAGATAGACTTTTAGTTTCTCTTGGTTCTTTTTTGAATATGTCTTATTCGCCACAACAACGATTTACGTTTCCTTGATACATTTCTTCAAAGGTTTTGCCTCTGCAACAATCATAATCCCCCAACCATATTGTAGTGGTATATGCATCATTGTCCGGTACAATGGTATCAACTCCAGTACCAGGATTGATGTATTCGGGAAACTTAGCACTTGCTTGGGATTCTTGTTTGAGGTATTTAATTAACCTTTGCTTGTAAAACTCTGCCCTTGCTCCGTACCTATTCGCTACATCTGCTAAATCCGATGCACTCGGTTCGGTTTGGTTATCACCGGTTTTCCTAATTACTCCCTTGTTATAGAATTGGTATGACAATGCCATTGGCAGTTCACTCATAACATAGTAAACAAGGCAAGGTGTTATGTAGGTGTTAAGCAAGGTTTCCTCATCACAGTTCAAATCTCCGCACTCAATCCCATTTTGCAACTTTTCGTAAAGTGCTGTTCCAAGTGCAGGGAGGATGTATGCATCCTGTGCATAAAGGATATCAGGAAACACCAGTTTAGGGTCTACGTTAACATGCAAACCAGTTCTGTCCTTTATCGTATCTACTGAAATAAACAATATATTTCTGCTCATTATTTTTTCTTTTTAACTACTACATTCCTTCTCCATTCGTGTCTGCAACTTGGTGAATCACCCCACCAACCACCGCCTCTATCAAAAACCGAGTAACCAAGTCTTGCACTAAGTAACTCTATTCCGCTTCTGCTCCAAAGTCTGTCCTCTGATATTAACTTTCTGCAAAATGTCCTTGAAGGATGTGCAGGAGTATCTCTTTGATAACTTGGTACAATCGGTTTCCACTCGTAAGAATACTTAACCTCAAAGGTTGTTACATCCATATCATCAACCAACTTGCTTAATGGTTTGGTTAACTTCCTTTCTTCTATCTTAGGGTCATAACTTACCGCACCCGATTCAACTAAATAAGACAATCTACCCTGTACAACCTCTCTTGTTCTCCTTACCGCACTTGCAATGTCATCAATGCTTATCTTCCTATCCTTATCAATCAATGCAAGGATTTGCTTATCAAGTGTCTTGTCTATCAAATCACCCTCCGCAAACGCATCACGACTACTAAAAACCGCCTTTGATTGTATGATGTTATAATCTGCCTTTGGTTCTCCAACCTCTCTGAATAAGCCTATAACAGTATCCTCATCAAGTGCAGAAAAATTGAAGTCTTCTGTGATTGGGTCATCATCTATTCCGAGCATTGCATTTACCTCATTGTCAGTCATTCCAAGACCCGACTTGAGCATTGTACTTGCAATCTCTTTGGATATCTTACCTTGAGAAAACTGCCTTATAACTCGCATCAAGTGTTGGTATTGTCTACCACTAAGGTTCTTCAAATTATCATTAACCTCAACTTGTTCTTGATTGATACTTGGTTGAGTTGCAGCAGTCGGTTGATATTTAGAAACATCAATTCCTGCCTTCTCCAATAACCATTCTTTAGGAGCAATCTGTAAAAGTGCTTGTTCACTTAACTCAAATCCGATAGGTTCAACAGGTACAATCGTTATCTCAGAAGTTGCACCCTTTAAGGTAGCGAGTTGATTAAATAATGATTCAAGGAACTGCTGCTTATCGTTTACATAGGTGTTCTTAAATATCTCATAAGAATCTCTTATCTGTGTTCTGCTTCCAAGTTGACCTGGTTCGGCAATACCGAAAAGACTTGGTGATGTGATTTGATGACCTGCGAAAAGGTTATTCTGAATAATTAAGTCAACCCTCGTGAAGTCCTCTTTAGTGATATCACTTGCACCGAGGTCCTCAATAATTGGTTTCCTTGCAGGGTCAGTAGTAAAAGATAAGATAAATTTCTTACCATCACTACCGCTAAACCTATCCGTAAATCTTCTTTCAATGTTACGCTTCTCATCGGGAGAAGGTTCACCATTAGGAAGGGTAATAAGTTTAGATGCAGAGAATCCCGTTTGGGCATTGCCAAGAACGTGTCTGCTGACTTCTATATCAGATTCAATATAGTTCAATGCACCCATATAACCAGGTAGAGCATAGGTATCTAAACCTGGTCTATATTCTTTAATGTAAAGTATCTGCTTCCCTTGTCTGACCTTCGTGTTGAATGCCATCATAGGGATTAACTCATCCTTTCTTTCGTTCCAATCTTTTTTGTACCAAAACTGTGTATTGTCCGTGTTGGACCTTATTTTGGTATAGTCAATGTGTAAGACATCGGTTAACTGCCCACCCGTTACGGACCAAATCACCTCAAGGTAAGCACCTCCAAAGATTTCTATGTCAATAGATACCTTCCTTGTTAAATCGTTCAACGATTCAAACTGGTTAGGTTGAGCAATGAATTGGTCCGCAATAGGGTCTACCTCATCACTCTTCCATCCGTTTCCGATAATGTAGTTAACCTTACCTTTTACGATTGCGTTATGCTTTGCACTTTTGTTGTACAATGCCAAAAGGTAATTAGGATAATCGTTCTTTTCACCGAACTCAATGTATCCCTTGCCCCTCTTCTCCCGATATTCGGGTTGCCTTGCCTCTTGGAAATTAAGTATTACTAAATCATTCATCTTGTTATATATGTATTGTCAACCTCGTGCTGCGTATATTCAAATGTGGTTGATGGTGACAGTTTCATAATGCCTTCTTCAAGCAATCCAGTCGCTTTGGTATAGTCTACATTGTAGGCACTTGTTTGCTCATAGACATAATACAACCACTCTCCGATATTACCCAATCCAAAGTATTTAGGTACTTTAATGCTAAATTTATTGTACCTGTCCTTGAAAGGTGATACATCAAGAGAAAACAAAAGCACAAAAGCAACCTCATCCCGTGTGGTCCTATTAACAAAACGGAACAAGTAATTCGGAGTAGTAAGCGTTTGCTTCTCCGTTAATGTTAGGTAAATGAACTCAGTTGAACCTTGTGTCAGTTGTATCATTGTATCTAAATAGGCAATGCCTTGACTTTTACCCAAAAAGAAAGGCATCCGATATGGATGCCCTACTCAATTCTAAACCTTCCTATTTACGCAGTAAGACCTGCAATTATTGAACTTGAAACTTCAGGAGCAAGTGCAGGTTCATTGCCTGTAAAGGTCAATGTGTAACCATTCCTATCTCCGAAAGCAGTACCAGTCGCACCATTACCACCAGTCAAATCAGCACCATTTACCTTTCCAAGCAACCAATATTTGTCATTACCATCCTGAACTACTGCAAGGAGATTATTCTTAGCAAGAAGGAGAATCTCGTTTCTTGTAGATGCTTGAAGTTTATTGAGAATGATTGACAATTCTTGTGCATAGAAAACAGTACCATTCTCAACAGAGGCAGTAATGTTTTCGGTAAGTGAAGAGGTTTGCTTTACAAGTTGATACTTGTAAAATACTTTACCTCCTGCCTTTGTGATAGTAGTAACAACGCCTGATGCTTCAGTTATTGCAGTAACATCAGCGAATGGAATGAACCAAACCGCTTTGATGCCACCTATGGATTCTTTGCAATCCAATACATATCCTTGAGTTAATGCACACGCCATTTTACTATAATTTTATAATGTAGGCAAGGGATGGAAACCACCCCTCACCTACAATGTTATTTAAACGAAGAATTTAACAATCTCATCTGGGAATGCATAGTTAACTCCCATCTTGAATTCTGCTACATAGCGAACTTGGTCTGCTTCCTTTGCGTAGAAGATTTCAAATCTTTCTTCTTCATTCAAAAGGTCAGTACCCAAGAAAAGGTTAGATACCCTCATTGCTACAATCTTACCGCTTCCGTTCAGACCTTGTACTGCCATAACTTTTACGTTAGTACCTGGGAGGAAGAACTGACCATTGGCAGCCTCATCATACTTGTAATGGAACAAGTTAGAAGACTTCAATTTTACAGTGTAAGTACGGAAAACATCCATACCACAGAAGATAGTGATATCATCCTTGTCAACTACTTGGGCAGGGATTGCTTTGTAGATGTCATCAAAGATGCTGATTACGTTTGCATCAGTGATTGCAGTTTCTACAACTCCGTGAAGAGCAACGCTATTAGCATTTACAACTGCTGCACCATCGGCAGTAATCAAGGTAGTGATACCGCTAAACTTATTCAAGTTTACATCAACGCTACCAGTTGCACCAACCCACAAAGTTTTCTCAAGTTGTTGAGCAATTTTTTCTGCTTTACGCTTAGAATACTCTTCAGAGTAAATCATTGAATCGTAAGAAGAACCAGCAGGGAGTGCTTTCTGCAAGTACTTTGATTCAAGGTCTTTCAAGCAAAGTGCTTCGTTAACCTTAATTTTTCCAACTGTTACAGTCCTTTGTGTGAAAGAAGTCAGACCTGATGCGTTGAATCCGCAAGATGAACCATCTTGGAAGATTGCATCTGTGTCCATAATGTTGATGGTTTCGGCAGACTTAACACCTACCATCACGTTTCCAGCATCCTTAATCAAAGATGCAGTTTTGCTGCCAAGTACAGAAGATGCAACAAGTAGTGCTTCGTTCTCTTTTGTATAGGCTGCCAATGTTCCTACTGAAAAACTCATTTTATTTAATTTTTATTGTTTGAGAAATTTTTACTTAATTGATTTTGCGAAATCAAGGAATCTGCTAATCTTATCTTCCTTTTTTTCAACGTGCTGATTAAACTTTTCCTTTGGTGCTTCAGTTGCATTTGCAGATGGTGTGTTCAAAAGTTGAACCAAAACATCAGAAATGTCACTCATACCCTTGCTAAACTTTGCTTCTTGAGAGGCAAGTTTGGCATCGTATGCCATCTTAATCTCATCAAGTTGCTTCTGCATTTCTTCAATCTTCTTCTTCATCATGTCCTTGTCCTCATAATGCTTGTTTGTGTCAATCTCAACCTCAGGAACTTCAGGAAGTTCTACATTAGGTACTTTGATTTCTACAATGGCAGATGCTTCATCAAGAAGAATAACAGAACCATCAATGAGTTCGTGTTCACCAGCAGGAGCAGGAACTTCGTTGCCACCCTCGTCTACCAGTGTAACCTTACCACCGACTTCTAACTTGTCAATCATTACTTTAGCACCACTCTTCAGCGTATATTCCGCAAAAGACTGGAGAGGTTCAGCAGAAGGCATAGGCATTTCACCCGCCTCAGCAAACATTTGTTTAATCTTGTTAATTGCTTCCAAAGTTGTCATAATAACTTTTGGTAATAAATAGGAGGCATTTCCCAATGTACCATATAAGAAAAAAGGCAAGGTATAGAAATACCCTGCCTACCAAACGCTATGAAAAAATGCTACTTAACTTTAGATAGCACTTCTAAGACATTTTCCCAAAGTTGCTCTATCTTTTTGTCGCCAGTCTTTCGGTAATTAAACTGCCCTTCAACCGAGAATCCCCGTACATTCCCTGCCTTAATCTCTGCCCATACTTCGGGATTGTCTACTTTAAACGAACCAAACCAAGACCCATCGGGTACATCCTCAAATCCTTTCATCGGTTGGATTCCCCTAACCTTGTCGCTAATAAATGATTCAAACATTGTAACACCTTCAACGGATTGCCCCGAATCGTGCATAAGGTTTACGTTTGCTTGATATCCTTTTTTAAAGTACCTCTGTGCAATCTTTTTTATCGTTTCTTTGGTAAATACCACATAATATTCCCCGTTGTGGTCATTGCGATAGATAGGAGTATCTGCCAACATTAATGGACCGCTGATGATTTGTTGGTCCTCATCTTGAATAACAAAGGTCTGTTTGTCAAGTTTTTTGAGTTTATTACTTGCCCATTCAATCATTGAAGTACCTCCCCAAGCATCCCACATTAAACCTCCGCAGCCTTCCGAATATGGTACATCTTTATTCTGTTGATGCCTTTTAAATCCGCTAATCCTTGCGATTGTTTCACGTGAAATCGGTTCTCCCTTTGCGATTTGGTTTGCCCTTATCTTTCCAACCTCCGTGCCACATTCTCCCCATCCATTTTTCTCTGCCCAATCCAATGCCCGTTGTGCGTTGTTCTTTGCAGATTCGGGATAGTCGGTATAGGATTCCGCAAACTCATCTTCATTAAAGGCAAGGAATGACCTTTCAATAGCAGGTCGGTCTACCAAACTAATCACATCCACCTCAACATCATCTTCAAGGTCATTGGTTATTTCTAAGTTAAAAATCGGTATATTCTTTTCCATTTTTGTATTTTTTATAAACTATTGTTATCCAAGTCTTGCTGCTCGGTTTATTCTTATAATCTTTTCTTGTTGGTTAGTTATGTCAGATTCAACAACGTATGCCCTACCTGCTGCTGACCCCATCTCGTTTATAGATGCTTGGTTTAATTGTGTAACTGTGTTTACTGTTGACAATTGAGGACTAACAGGAGCAGTTGCAAGACTTCCCCCTCTTGGAATATTTACACCACCTCCAGCACCTTTAACTTGAGATAGAACTTGCTTTGCTCTACCAGCAGCACCTAAAACCGCAGCAATTTGTGAAGCATAGAATATAGGGAATGCAAAAGCAGCAGCAGGACCAGTTCCTTTTGCAGACTTTTGTGCAATATCTAAACCATTAATAAATCCCGTTGCAGTACCAAGACCAATCTCTGCAATAGCAGCAATTTTACTGGCAGCAGTACCTTGCTCAAATAATCCTGATAAAGTACCAAAAACGCTACCTATTTGATTTAAAAATTGAAGTTGGGCAGAAAGTCTTGCATCAAGGATTGCTTGTTCATCGGCAGCAGTCTTTTTATCTAAAAGTATTTTTTTATTAGATGTTTGTTGTTGCTTTTCTTGTACTGCATTTTCTATCTCAAACTGCTTCTCTAAATACTCCTCATCAAGTTTTGCTTGTTCTTCTGCTGCCTTTGTCCTATTGTCTGCTGCCTGTAATTGTAATTGGAACGCTTTAGATTCTGCTGCTAATGCATCATCTTGTATTTTTTTTCTTTCTTCTGCATCTTTTCTCCTTTCTTCTGTTTCCTTATCTCTTAATGCTTTTTGCTGCTCACTTAATTTTTTTGCTGACTCTATTGCTGCATTATTCCTGTCCTCATCAGATTTTGCAATTTCTCTATTCGCTTTCTCCCTTGCTTGTCTTATAAATATGTTCTTCTGCTCTTCGCTTAATTGCTCATCATTTTTGAACTCATTTTGCTTCTTTAAGAATTCAATATTCGCTTTTATTTTACGCTGAGTAAACTCATCATATTTATCTCCATTAAGTTCAAGGTTTCTTTCTCCTTCCTTAATTGCTTTCTCATTATCTTTAATCAGTTTTTCAGTTGCTCTACCTGCTTCACTTGTAATTCCAATAAAGTCTGTTACTTTATTTACAAGATTTCCGATATAGTTTGCAACACTTCCAAGTCCAGGTATTAGATTTAAAACAACTTTTTTAACTGTTTCAAAGTTAGCAGCAACAAGACCAAGAGCAACTACAAAAGCACCTATACCAGTTGCAATCAATCCACTCCTCAAAGTGCTAAACGTTGTCTTTATTGATGTTCCAAAAGACTTAAAAGTGTTTGTAATTGCACCTCTAAACTCTGCAAGATTCTGAACCGCATCACCAATGGCAAGTGCTGACTGAATCTTTGCAAGTTGTTTGATTGTATCTTCCCCAGCAAGACCTGTCAATTCCAATGCACCTTGCACACCACCATAAGCAGCAGACAAAGCACTAACAGTCTTTGCAGCATCATCAATTCTTTGATTCTGTTGGTCAATCTTTTTGTTCGTAATGTCTTGCAGTTGTGCTAATCGTTTCTGCCCTTCAATCGCCTCCTTACTTTGTTCTCCGTATGCTTGTTGCAAACGCTTAACCTCTGCCTCTGTTTCTATAATCTTTTTACGCAAGTCACCTACCGACTTATTCATATCGGTAGCATCCACTTGTATCTTGACACCTACAATTTCTTCTGCCATATTAAACGTATGTTAATTCAATTACTTTAAGAAGTTCCACCTTTGTCACGTTAAAGTCCATTGGGTTATAATCCAAGACTTTATTCAATCTCCAAAGTGAACCATCAATGTAAATTAGTTTACTAAAATCAAGGTTATAAATGTCCACCTCATTCAACTTTACCGAGCAGGTAAGTAACTTGCTATCCTTGTCCGTTATCTCTGCAATGTACTCGGACCAATACCCATTAAATAAGTTTGCTGCCGTGTATGATGCAGTTGTAAAAAACAACTCTTTTGGTGCTCCCCAATTAATATCATCAGTTGGATTTATTGGGTCATTAACGTGTCCAGCATACCCATAAGCGGTGTATGATGCCAAAGTAGTTGCTCCGTTCTTGATTGCCCAAGTTGTTCTACCAGTTATCTTCTTTGCTTGGAGAATCCGTATAACCGAATCCATCTTATCCTCCGAGGCATTGGCATTGGACTTTTTATATATTGAGGAATAAATCTTATCCGTTCCCGTAAATTGAGTTAAGACTGTACCTGCAAAGATTATTTCCGTTGCATCTACTTCCTTAACAAAGTCATTCTCACTATCATAAATAAAGTCACCATATCCTTCATTATACTTTTTTAGATAGTTCTCTGCATAAAAGTCATTGTCTTGCTTGTACTTGTAATCGTAATAACGTGCAGTAAACTCTGACATAGGTTTTAACTTTATAACACTACCTCGGTCCACCTTGCCAGTCCAATCAATCTGACTACCATCGTAGAAATCAATAAATGGTTTTATAATTAGTTTCTTCTCTACCAACTTGTCCTCGTAGACATAAAGGTTAAACATCTTGACAATAGAGGCAAAGAAATCCTTCTGAAAGATTCCCTTTGGTATTGTATCATTGATTACAATAGTATCTCCGTAACTGATGTCAACTTGAGAGATTACATCTGTACCTACTAAAATAGTATCTCCAGTTATGTCATAACCGAATCCACTACCTGCATCTGATATAACAAAAATATCAAAGACATCTGTATTGGTTACAGAAATATTGTTTACGGACAAATCGGCAGTAAATATGTAATCAAACGTGTTTGGAACATAACCTTGAGATGCAATGTTTACCCCGTTTTTTCTCAATGCAATATCAAAGAAAGTGGTATTCGGGTCAATGATTGCACCGCTAACAACTACTTGAAAGTTAATTGTGGTATTGGTTGCACTATTATAAGTGAAAGTATTATTTGCAAAGTTTACAATAAATGGACCAAGTTGAGATGCAGTGAAAGCAACCTTTGATGCTATTGGATAGTTTGCATTGTTTGGAGTTGCTATGAATTGAGTAGTAGCGTTTTTAGTTAAAGTCTTCTGATTGTTAGGTATTACTAACCTATTCATCAATGCCGTACTAAGCAAAGGGAAATCATAGGTGTAACCTGACCCATCAAGTATCTTGGTAAGGTATTGCTTGACAAACAATGCAGGTCTAAAGGCATCAAATGAAAAGTCTACTTTATTTGTTGATACGTTGCCATTATCAATGAGAGGATAGTAAACACCTGTTCCGCTAATGTTATCCCAACTATTCGCAATGTTGGTTACATTCCAAGTTTGGTCCGCTATGCCAAAGTCTATGTCCTCAAGTTTATTGTTTCCAAGTGCGTTGATAAAACCACCTAACTCACCGAACACACAAACCTCATATTCTATGCTCCTATCATCAATGATGATTTCAAGCATCCTAAGAACACCCTTAAATATCTGAATCTTATCTACCAAGATAATGCAAGGAACTGACTTGGTTGCATTGAAGTTGTAACCCACATTTGGTTCTGCTGAATTGTATAGATTGGAATTTCCGAACTCAAATATATTACCGAATAACTTATTATTTGTTTCATTGCCAGGGAGGATTATGGTTTTGCTAAATGATGTGTTCCTTGTCGCAAAGTCTTGTATCTCATCAATGGCATAGGTAAACTCCGCTGATATGTTCTTCGTTAAATCAAGTTCATTCCCATCAATGTATATCTCTGTCCTCATCGGAATTGACTATATTTTTTGTTCGCTATCTGCACATCAAGTTCAAGGTTGAACATCTTATCTGCTATCCTTTTTTTCTCTTCCCAATTACTTGTCATAGTCACTACGGGATAATAATAACCACCTTGCTCAAAGTAAACTTCGGGTGATTGGATTAACTCTGCCAACCAGTTGTAATCGGTTACATTTAAGTAATTACTTCGCAGTTTATACATTGTGCTATGCTCAACAACGTATTTAGTTGCACCTGGGTTGATTCGCTTATAATCATCATAGGTCCGCATTGCGGTTGCAGATGAATTGTACCTCCATTTATTCCCCTCGTATTGCTTTGATTCTACGTTCCTTGATTCCTTATTGACCAACCTAAAATGCATCGTATCGTAACCTCCAAGTTGATTTAGGAAGTGCAATGCTATTGGTGAGTAGTTAGGATTGCAAACAAGTTTAACCCTTACCTCATCCCCAAATCCTACCCCATTGTGCAACTTGATTCCATAGGAGTATGCGGTTGATGGAATGACTGTTGAACCATACCAAGAATTTATACCACTTGGTGAGATATCAAGCAAACTAAAAGATTCCTGTGGGTCTGTTGCCGTTGTTACTGCACTACCGCTTGTAGTCCCGTTCTCGTTATACAACTGAACCGATGGGTAAATATTTGTAGTTACCCCACTTGCAGACATCCAACCGATATGCAACTTATCAGTAAACGCACATTCCACATTGCTGATATCTCTATTGGTCAACCATTTGTTAACGTATGACCTAAAGTAAGTTGGAGATTGAGCAGGATTATAAAAGTCGGGATAGTAAAAGTTGAATGCTACATAAGTCTGTTCAAGCAGATTGGTGTAGGTAGTTCCTCCGTACTCTTCCCCGTATTTAATGGTGTACTGCTTATAAATATCGTAAGTTGAATTGCTAAATAGAGTAGTCGCAGTATTAGGTTCAAAGTATGAAGATGCATAATTCCTCATTATGTTCCCTGCGTTGAATATCCCCTTCGTGCTTGTAACATCAGGAAACTGCTTTATTCTTGCTATCAAGGTTGCATCTACATAGACATCAAAGACATACTTAAAATTGGTTGATGCCTTATTTGTGCTATCCACGACAAACCAAAGGTCATCGTGAAGGGATGCGTATTGTTCAGGTATTGAATTTACTGTTATTGCCATAATTACTTATTCTCTTCATTAATTAGCGTAACCGCTTGTTTTATGTACAACCTAACATCTCCGCCTAATGCTTCTGCCATTTTGTTATAAAATTGCTCATTAAAGACTTGGTCAATCGCATTGTCAAAGAATCCCGTTCTTGGTAATCCCCTTTGCTTTATCTTCCTTGCTATGAGGTAGGCAGTGGTCCTACCAGTGTTTAGTTGTGCAACTGATTTCCGTTTCCTTTGCAGACCTGATAGGTTAAATCTCTGTGTTTCATTCCTTTGTGCAAGTCCGTTCCTCTTTACCCATTTCTGAATGGCATTTACCATCGGTCCGTTCATAGAAGGAAATGCTGACCTAAACCGATATGGACTATTCGGTGTGCCTGACTTAAAACCCTTAACACCTTTATTAACAAAATCGTAATACTTTGCACCTTCCGAAGATGCAGGATAACCGATGTCAATTGAGTAACTTCCGCCTTGCTTAATAAGTGAACCCTCCTGAATATCCCTTTCAAGCGTTCCAGTGTCTACCTTGTTTGCCTTTTGTAGATTGTCTTGTACTTGTATTATGAACTTTGCTGCATATCCAATGATGGTCTGCTCAATAAATGGCAATTGACCTAACGCAGCATAGTCCTTTTTTTCTAATGCTTTGTCTGCTATCGCAACATCATCAATCAATAACTCTACATCAACTTTTGCCATAACTCTTCCGTATTAATTCGTTATCGTGTTCCATCTTCGCTTTGAGGTAGGCAAGGTCATTGAGAAAGTTTATGACAGGTAAGTTAAATGCTTGGTCAAGTGTGATTCCTTCAAACTCGGCAACCAATTTGGTTTGGTATATCCATCCATAATGGTGCATAAAACCTGATGGACTTCTTCCGCTTTCTTCCTCTCCACTCGCTGCTCCATCATCTGTTGGACCATATAATGCCGAGAATTCTTTATCCAAAGCCTGTAAACTTGATAAAAAAAAACCACCGAACCAAGAACGGATTGAATAGGTGCTTCAAGCATATCCTGGGCATAATCGCTATGCTTACTTGCATCGTATTTATCATCCTTCCAACCAAACCACCCCCTCTTTTGGGGTATGACCATACACGCCATTATCTTGTGCAAGTTACCCATTACATCACTGCTGAAGTGCTTAGATTCAATGTACCTGGAAGCAGGGATATTCCGCACATCGTAAACGCATTTATACCTCCTTCCGTTAATCTTTAGCACCTTTACCGCTTCAGGTTTAATCTCATCGTTGATAAAAGCAATGGATTCAAGCAAAGGTCCAAGTTCCTTAACGGGTAAACTATCAATCTGATTCTCCGTTTGGTTGGTAAGTATTGAGGCAACCTTTATAGATATGTCAAGGTCGGTCAAGTCCTTGCTATTCGCATAGATGTCATTAATCTGCTGGTATTGGAATACTGTTACGTTGGACCAATTCATACCTTTAAATAGTTTATTCTTAGTTAAGTGTAATACAATGTCTATCCAAGGATACCCTTGATGTCTTGGGATTCTTTATGCACTCCCAATCATTGCCAAACTATGCACCCCTATCCAAGAAGGGAGAACGGGTTTTTTTGGTTATCCTTGTCGGTAGTTATCATTGTAATTACTACCACTTTATTCCGTTCTTATCATCTCCAGTCCGTTACCGAGGCGAACTGTTAAGCATAGATGACACGTTCATTCATTTACTTTTTGTGCTAAAGTTGGGGTGAACCCGTGTTAAGACCCAATCATCCAAAGGTAGGTAAAAAAAAGAACCCACACTGGTAGAGCAGGTGGGTCTAATTGATGCAGGTTTGCATGAATCAAACCCGAAACATACTCTACTATCTTTCGGATTGACTTAGCAAAAATACTAAATATTTTAGATAACTAACTTTTTTAGTAAAATATTTTAAAAAAAGTAGTTTCCCCCCGACTTCCCCCCGTTTCCCCCTAATTCCCCCTATGCGAATGAATACCTCCCACTCCCCACATTCTTTTGGAGGTGCTGCCAAGCAAGGGAAAGACTGACAACGCAGTCATCATGGAATCCCTGAGGTGCAGAATACTTTACCCCGAATGAGGTATATTGGTACTCAAAGATTTCAAGTTCATCAACGATAGGACCAGGGGGGAAGGTGATTTTCCTTTGGTGAATAGCGGATGCAAGACCCTCCATTAGCATTTGCTTTGAGGTACTGCTGAACTTATACCCTTGCACATCTAATCCCTCACGTTGCATATCCTCAAAGATTGGGTCTCCTACCCCCGTAGAATCCATCAGGATTGGTGCTTTAGGTAGATTAACAATGTACTCCTTAGTTTGCCTCCAATCCCTTTGGAAGCGTTCATAATGGCATACAGACCCGTTCTTGTCCAAACCTATCACCACAGTCCAGTCTACCGCTTTGGCAAGGTCAATGCCATAACAAGCAACAGGACCATTAGACATCGGAAAGATGCATTGCCTTATGTAAGCAGACCCGAAAGGATTGGCAGCATTCTCGGCAGGGTTTGCCATGTACTCTTGCTCAAAGACTACCTCAGGCAGTTGCATCCTTGCACTATCAACCTCTGACTTGTCTATGTACGGATTATCATAGGTACTAAACTTGAAACTTTGCCAATCTTCCTCACCTCCGTTCCCTTTCATAAACAATGAGTAAAAGTAGTTTTTACCCTTTGGAGTAGACAAGAACAATGCTTTACCCTTGTAATCTGTTAGGGTAGGTCTGATTGAGTTTAACCAACCTCCTTCAAGGTCAGGGATGAAACTTGCTTCATCAATTATGCAAAGGTGAAACTTTAACCCTCGGAGATTGTCCAACCTTTCACCCGTAAAGAATCGGATTGTACCACCAGTGATAAAGGTAATCACCAAGTCTGCCTCATTCTTTTTGTAAATCTCAAGAGGTAGCATATCAAGCAACTCCTGAAAGAATATCTTACCGAGTTGATAGGTTGGTGTAATGTATGCTACCCTCTTACCCTCAATTCCGCTTTCTAAGGCGATTGTCTGACTGATTAAGGACTTACCAAATCTTCGCCCTGCCATCATCACAATAAATCTTTTATCGCAATCTATGACCTTCCTTTGGGCATCGTGTGGATTGTAAAGTTTTACGTTAGCGGTCACGGGTGATTTTTATCTCACTTACCTCATGTTTGTTCTCGGTCTTTTCAACCAAGTTGTTAAGTCTTTGCGTAATGCTCGGGTTAAATATCCCTGCCATGCCTCCTTTGATTTGGTCATCCCTGATTTCCCTCCTTATACGTGAACAGATAGCGACAAAATCTTCGTATCTTCCTTCCCTATTGCTAAAATAGTGGTCCATTTGTGACATTATGCCTTGTCTAAAGCAATAAATATCAAACCCCTCCATTGTCAAAGGAACTTCTTTTTCCCTTATTACTGGTTTTGCCATACCCCCTACCCAATCCTTAACCTTGATGGGATTTGCTTTGGTATGTTCGCAATACTCTTGGAAGAGTTGATACATCACTTCAGGTGATTCTATTGCTTTTGGTCTACCATCCTTCTCCCTATTTTTATAATATTTGTTTCCTTTTGCTGCTGCCATTTTATTTCAATTTTGTAAGTACCCTATTGTGTACTAAGTTTAGTTCATGCTTCCATAATTCGTTCTGTCCTTCTCTTGGGAGGAATTGGTCTACTGCGTTTGATACCGATTGAATCCCTGCGAAGTAACCCCACGGCATCGGAATTGCATTGTTACAATCGTCAATGACAAGTGTACCGCCTACCTTTAGGATTGGGATGTAGTTCTTTAGGTCTGCCATTACTACCTCGTAAGTATGTCCTCCATCTATGTAAAGAACATCGGGAGGATTCTTTGAGGCAAGGTTTACCGCTACGGGATTAGTTGAATCAAGTTTGATTAGTTCGTAATCATTTGCAATCTTAAAGGTGTCGTGTAGTTTCTTTATGTCTGCTTCGTAGTCACTTTCCCAATGTCCATCCGATGTGTCAAGCGGTGTGATTCCGATTCGCCTAACCTTTTTGCCGTGTCGGTCTGCCAGTAACTTAACCAATCCAAGAATCTGCCCTCTGAAAACACCTATCTCCATAAATGTAAACTCATTAGGCATCCTTGCAACAATATCATTCCACATCCAAATAAAACACCTCTCCCCGAATCCGAATGCGTTTGCTTCAATCCAATCCCGGTATGCTTTGAGTTCTTGGTCCGCATTTACCTTGTCGGTATATTCCTTTACAATCGATTCCATCATAGTTGGTAAAATTTAGTCATATCGGTTTTGCCGTTTCCGTGAATGAACATTGGGAAGGTATGGGTTTTATTGTTGTAAAGTCTGTTATAAGTTAGGGTGAAGTCACCTTCAACCTCAAACGCTACGGATTGGAATATGTTGCAGTAATCAAGTCCTATCTTGTCGGGCATTGCAAGGAAGCGGTCCGTGTACCAACGCTGGTCGTCATCCTCAAACCTTGGAGGATTGCTATGGTATATATCAAGGAAGTCCTTTTTGTTTCCGTATATCTGCCCACTATTTAGGAACTTCCATTCGTGATTGACTACTGGGAACTTGCCCATGTTGTGTATGTCGGGATAGCATCCTTTCTCACTTGATACTATCATCGGGTAGTCCTTCTTTTTAAACTTAAACTCTTGAGGTCCTGCTATGCAGTAGTTATCGTAAGCATCAAGGTAGATGAACTCATCAATATCGTTTGAGCATAGGTAATCATAAAGTCCTATTATCTTAGTTCCAAACCCTTTCCACTCTCTGACTATTGGATGGTATGCCCACCCGTGTTGCTTGAGAGATTCCTCCAACTTTAACCAACCTGCGTGATTCGGATTGTCAAGTGATACGATTACTTTCATTAGAATGGATTGTAATATATTGGTCTTGTGCCGTGATAGTATTCATGGGTCATCTTGATTACCTGTTGAGTTACTTCTGCACTATGTTTCTCCTTCCACGTTTGGTATTCGGTTTCCCCTTTGTCTATGTGTTCAATCTCAATGTGAGGCAAAAACACATTCCACATCCCTGCAACTGTTGACCTATGAGAAGCAAGGACATCATCGTAACCATAGAGGTTAGGTTGGCAAAGATACCCTATTTTGTCAAGCAAAGCGGATGAGTACATTTGGCAAGTACCGATGATGTGATGACACTTCTCAACTATAATCCAACGCTGACCTGCAAGGTGTGGTAGCATAATCAATTCGCTTCTCCAATCAGGTAATGCGTGATTCGGTTCTTCCCAACAATCTTTACGCTTTAAACCTACTATTCCAATCCTTGCTTCACGTTCTATCGCTTCCACCATTTCTTTAACCCAATCAACATTGTCTATAATTACATCGTTGTCCATCTTGATACAATGCTGACCAGGTTTACGATGCTTCCAAGCAAGGTTAACCGCCTCTGCCGTTCCAATGTTCTCATCATTAGTTATGATATTTACAAATGGATATTGCTTGATGATTTCCTTTGTTGCTTGACAAGAGTTATTATCTATAATCCAAAAATCATGGTCATAAAAGATATGCTGAAAGTTTAATTCATTTAAGACCTTTTCGGTTAGTTCTGACCTTTTGTTTTCCTCGGTGTCATGCACCGCCATTGCGATAAGGACTCTATCCATTGCGTTTGGTTTTTGTGTTTTTTTCTTTTGGTTTCTTGTAAGAATATTTACCCCCTACAAGTATTGCGGTCCATACCTCAGTCGCCTTCTCTTTTGTATCGTAGATGCATTGACCCGAACCGATGCGATACTTTCCGTTACTGCACTTAATTACTGGCATAATGCGTTGAATATTTGTGAACGAAGTTTGTTTACCTTGATAAGATTGAAGTTCTCCCTACACCATTCCCCATTAGCAATCCCCATCTCTTGCCTATAAATAGCATCTTTGACAACTTTTTTAATATTTGTGAACCAATCGGATTGATTGTTTACTCGGATGATATCCTTACAATATGCATAAGGTTTGACATTGGAACAAATGACAGGTGCATTCTTAGTCGCTGCCTCAAGGACTTTAAGGTTAGACTTCATTGAGTTAAACTTGGAATCTACCAAAGGAACAAGACAAGCATCCGCTTCATTGTAAAAGTTCATATATTGGTCGACCGGTAACGCTGCCCGTATGTAACCATCAACATTGAATCCACATAGGTAGTCGTTAATCATTCTGCCCCATACGTTTGCCACGTTCTTGTCCTCGCTATATCCGCAAAGGATAAAACTTGACTTGCTCTTTACCATTGCATCTCCTGCCACCCTTTTCATTGGGTTTTTAAGGATTGCGATATCCTTTTCGTGTGTGATTGACCCTGCATAAACAAAACGGACCTTTTCCGATTCAGTCTTTACATCCGTGAACTGGTCCTCACCATAAGGCAAAGCGTTTGGAATTACTATCCAATTCGGATTGAGTTCATCAATTTGAACCGCTAAATCATTGTTTGAGCAAGTTACAATATCTGCGACCTTGATATGGTCAATGACCTTCTGCGTTGGATATTTGCCGTAAAGAATATGCCAAGCATCTAAGTTCCAATAATCGTCAACATCAACCACCAACTTGAATCCGTACTTATCTCGCAATCTTACAACCTCATCAACCTCCATTCCTGCTATGTACCTATTGATAAAAAGTATGTCATACCCTTTTTCAAGTTCTTCTTCGGTAAGTACATCGGTCATCATTGCATAATCCTTTGGCAAGTAGATTAAAGGATTGAACAACCTATGGAATGACACCCCCGAATTACGCTGACCGACTGTGATTATTCTCATTGTTTATTTTTAAATGGTCTGCCTTTCTTTTTCGGTATCGGTTGCTCTACAATTATGGCATCAAGCAACTTGGATGCTTGGTATGAATCCCAATAGTTACTTAACCGCTTCATCATGTCCGCTACGCAGTTAGCACACCAACTTGTTAGAATAAACCCAGGGTCAAGATACCTGCGATAAATCTGCTCATACCCAACCAAGATATGTAAAGGTAGATTCTTCATGAACCCAATCTTTACGCATTCAAAGTTGTAGATATTGTCTTGAATAAACTTTTCATCTTCTTGGTTCATTTGTTATAGTTTTCGTTGTAGTATTGTTCACCTGTTATTTTGTTTTCAAAAAAATTACCATCACTGTTGAATCCACCTTTATATTGTGTGCTATGTGCATTTATTATTTGCTCTTTCTCCATTGTTTTTGCTTCTGCTATGTCATCTTGTGAAAGATAACCTTGCCTGTGGTGATACCTTAATGCTAACCATTGGACTGCCGTTAATTTTTCCATAGTGATTATTTTTTAAAGAATATGTTATTCATAAGGTTACGGAATAGCGGAGCAGATACCCCTGCGACAAATGCCACCAAAACGCAATTAAGGACCATTACGGGCAGGAAGTACAAAGCAATAGCAATATATACTGATAGGCACATATTGCAATTAAATGGTTTAAAATTGACATTGAAGCGTTCGGGTAGTCTTGCCATATCAATTATGTAAAAAACGGAGAAAAGCGTTGCGATAACAATTTTAAGTAATAGCATGGTTTTTGATTTTATATTTTAAAAGTGTTTTAGTTTTTTTAATGGTTTTCATTAGCGACCTATAAGGGATGCCAGTATCTCGTGAAAGTGACATTATGTTTTGCCCGTTCTCGGAATAAAGTCTAAGGATTTCCAATTCGTACCAATGCAGAATCTTTAAAGAGTTATTCAGTTTAACAGTTATCTCATCGGTTTGTATAGTATCGCTTACATCGGGTGCATCGTACTTCTCGGTCCATTCAGTAAATACCCTCCTAAACTTATTAAAGAAAGTTGACCTATCCGACTTTATCATTGAGAGCATTGTGCGGACCAAGTAGAACTTTAAGAATCCCCCGTTATGCATTGACATAAACTTTGCCTCATCCATCTCACAAAGTACCATAAACATCTCCTGCCTCAAATCATCCTGCAACTCAAAAGGTTGCATCTTCTTGATGGCATTGTCTATATCCTTATCGGTGTACAGACCTGCGATGATATCGTTCTTTGTCAGACCCATTCGTTAAGTTCAGGGATGCCTTTATTGTCAGTTGCAAGGTAACACAATGCACCTGCATTCTTTGCCCTATTGAGAAAAACTATCTGATAATCACTAAGTTTATCCTTAATTGTCTTTACCTCACAATAGACCGCCTTACCTGTACTCTTGCAGAATCCAGTAATATCTGCCACACCACGTTCACCTATGAACTTCCTGCCAGGTACACTGATATTATTATTTCGCCACACATAAAAACCTTTTGCCTCTAACTTGATTAATGCAAACTTTGTTATCATTCCAGCTGATAGGTCCATCATTTATTGTTTAAAAGTTTGTCAAAGTATTGTGCTACCGCCATACGATAGCACTGATGCTCGAGGTATTCTTCATCCTTTAACTTGTTCTTGATGTCTATCTTGTCTTGTCTTGAACCTTTAAACATCCTGTCATTCATTGCAGATATTACCTTGTCATAAGTATCCTCAACCTCTACAATGATTTTGCCACGTTTGTGAAGGATATGGAAGACATCAATACCGAAAACAATGTTATCCCATTGCTTAAACTTAGAGTAACAATCAAAGGCAGTTTCTATCTTTTCATCATCAGAGATATACCTTGGTTGCCATTTCGGTTCTTCAACTGGTTTAATCTCATTTAACTTCTGCATCCCATACCTTGCGAATGCTCTGAGTAACCTGTGAAGATAAAGCATTGAAAAGTTCTGA